TTGAACACGTCAAAGCCCGCGATATCACGCCCGACCGGCCCCGTGCGTTAGGCTTTGCTCACAGCGTCTTTCTTGAATTGACGCTTTGCCAGATCGCCCGCCATGCCGTTATAGTCGCGAGTGTTCAGCGCCATGATACGGTCTGCGTTCGGGACACCCGTTTCGTTCATGATCGCATCGGCAAGGGCGATGTCATCAAAACCCGTAGCCGCAACGGTGCGCTTAACGAACAGCGAACCTTCGGTTGCCACAACGCCCAGAACGGCTTGGTTCACTGCCGATCCAAGGCCCTGAATCGCGGCCTTTGACACCTGCTTCAACTGGTAATCGATATCGCGGGCGTCGGTTGCCGACATTGGAACAGGCACGGATTTCAGGAAGCCGATGGTCGCAGGGACCGAAAGCTGGGTGTCATCCTTGAAGTTTGCCGATTGGTCCACGCCGTTGTATACGGTGGCGATGTAGGGCATCGGACGCCAGATAGCGCCGCCTTGCGAACGCTCAAACGTCTGTGCGGATTCTTTGTTCACTGTCACGTTGCGCGACATGACCATGGCGTCGTCAAAGCCCTCAAGGACTTCATCAAACATCACGGTTTCTTGTTTGGAAAATGCGTTAGCCACAATGGGCCTCCTTTGATGGTGAGATGTGGGTTGATTGCCAAGCGGGGCAAACGTCCGTCGATCTCGCCTTCAAAGGTGGCGGCTGCCTATCGCACCGATAAAGGACGGCGGGGCCTTAACGCAAAAGATAGCGCCTTATGCGCCTTACGTCAACCCGCCCGCAATTGCTTGGTCAGGCGGATGATTTCGCTCCGGTCTTTCAGCGTTCCCGCGTCGAATTGCTTTTCCAGCACATCAATGCGGGCTTGCACGGTTTTCGCCGTCGCGCCCCCCGCGCTTGAACCGGGCAGGCGGGATTCGGGGGCCGGGGCTTTGCGTGTTTCCATTTTCAGCTTTCCTTCCAGACGCACAAGCGCCGCCGTGAATTCAATCGGGTCTTTGATCGCCGCCAGTTCTTTCAGCTTCTCAGCCGACTTGCCCAGCGCCGCCACCATGCCTGCCGGATTGGACGCCGCTTTCAGCAACGCCGCCTGTTGCGGCAAGGTCAGGGCATCCGATACCGTCGCTTCACGCTCAGCGAAGTCGGAAACACCAACCGCCGCTTTCGCCGTGTTGTAGCTTTCCAGCCGCGCCTTGAATGCATCCTGTTGTGCTTGCTCAGCCGCTTTGGCCTCAGCCGCCTTCGCTTCCCGCGCCGCCTTGCCCGTGATCCACTTCTCTAGCGCCGCCTCATAGGCCGCGTCATCCGGGAAGTCGTAAATGTCCGGGCGGGCTTCGCTTTCCGCCGGGGGCGCGACCTTGGATTCCAATTCAGCCGCCCGACGCTCAGCTTCGCGCTTGGCTTTGTTAGCTTCCTCAAGCTTCTTACGCATCTGCTTTACAAGCGGGGTTTCCGGCTCAGGTTCGGGAGCTTCCTCACCCTCAAACCCAATGACCGTTTCCTCAATCTCACCGCCGAGGCTATCGTCACCCTCTGGCGCGATCGCCTCGGCTTCGGTTGCAGCGCCTTCAATCGTGCCTTCGGTCATGTCGTTATCCAGCATCAGGATTCAGCCCCTTTTGAATGGCCTCTGCGGCCTTGATTGCGCTATCCCGCTGGGCAATCGGAATGCCTGCCAGCGTCTCAGCCGTCTTTGCTTGCGTCAATTCAGCGTCCGCCAGCGCCTTGCCAACCTGCGCCGTTGCCAGTTCCGCCTTGGCCTCTGCCTCTGCCGCCATGGCGGTGGCAAGCGTTGCATTTGCATCGGGCGGCGTGTTTTCTGCCGCTGCCGCTGCTTGTTCTTTTTCCTCTTTCGTCGGCTCAATCACGCCCATCGCAACCATCTTTTTGCGCGATGCATTGCGAATATCTTCAAGCCCCTCGCCCTCGGTGTTCATAATCGCCGCATGGGTCAGCATCGAAGCCGTTTCCGGGTCTGTCGTGACGCCTAGAAGAGATGTCACCGACCGCACAACCGCCGCCCGCTTGCTTGCCGACGATGGCCCGATTTCCACCGCAACGTCAAAATCAGCACGGGCAAAGTCCAGTTCGGTCTTGACCTCGTTGTCATCGCCAAGGATTTTCCGGCCCAACTCCACCGAACCGCGCTTGCCGTTTTCCGACATGGTTTTCAGCTTACGGCCCGCTTCAACGTAAACATCCTTGGCCATCGAAAGCCAGATTTCAGCGCCCATCCGTTCGCCGTCGCCAAAGTTGTCCAGATACCCGCTTGTTTGCATGTCAATGCGGGCCTGCACCAAGCCCATGGCAACGCCGCTCTGCCCGCCTTCAAGAATTTCGCCGCCCGCCGGATTGCCCAGAATCTCGGACAGCTTTTCATTCGACATTGACCACAAAGCCGCCACAGCCTCGGGAATAGCCGGGGCCTTGGTGAAACCAATCTGCCCCGCTGGCATGGGGTTGCCGTCAATCCCGATGATCGGATTCAGCAGCATGAAGGCGTAGTTGTCGGTGTGATCGTTGTCCCAGCGGTTTTCGTGGCCCGCCACTTGCTCCGGCGTAAAGATCGGCTTTTCAATCGCACTCGCCGCCGCGATTTCAGTGACCTTGGAAAACTGGATGTTGCTGCTAATCACCATATCCATCGCCGGGGAAACGTGGCCCCGGAAACGCTCGACCCCATCAATCACCGTGCGATAGGCATAGGCCACTGCAACAGGCAAATGCTTGCCCGCAATGATCCCGTCATCAGAAAGCACCTTGGCCCCGGAAAGCGTGTATTTGTGGATACGGTTCTTTTCGATGGTCTCAGGCTCACCCTCGACATAGCCCGTTGCCAGCAAGCGTTCTTCTTCCTCTGGCGGAATGTCTTCGGTGTATTCGACCTCCTCACCATCCAGCCCCGTGAACGTGCGGCGCGTTCCGCTGAACGTTTCCTTGACGAAATATTCAGCAACGTAAATCAGTTCAATTCCGAACCAATTGAATTTCGGAACCGTCAGCAATTGCGTCGGGAATGTGGTCGCATCGACACCCCAAAGCGCTTCATAAGCCCGCCGCGTGTAAGGCCGCAACAGAAACACATGCCCAGCATCGCGCTTGTCTTTGCGCTTGGAATTGGCATCGAAATAGACCGTGGTGGCCGCATCGTTGATCGGCTCGATACACACCCGCTGCTCGCTCTTGCCTTCAACTTCATAGTCGCTGCGAAACCGCCAAGCGCCCATCCCGCCCTTGACCAATTCGTCAAAGGCATTGTCGCGCGCCTCACGCCCGTTGCTGTCCTGAAAATCCGCGCGGTATCGGCTGGCGCACAGATCGGCCAAGGCGTCAGCATCGCTGCCATCCTTGGGGATGAATTGCGCGGCAATCTGGTTCTGTCGGTATTCGTTGTTGATCCGGGTGCAGGCCAGCGTGACCGGGCTGCCCTCCAGCTTCATCCTGACTTCAAAGTCGCCCGCCTCATCCCAATCCCATTGCGCGCCGCGAATATCGGCAAAGCGACGCGCCAGCACGGCAAGCGCACGGTCGGGCCATGAGGCGTTGTAGGCATCATCGAATTGTTCCAGCGCCGTCGCATGGATATCGGAAAGGCGCTGGGCTTTGGTTTTACGGCTCATTCGGCTTTCCCCTCGTTTGCGTGACAATAACCCATTCGGCTAACCATATCAACCACGCCGCGCACCGGGCGCATAGCGGGGCTGGCTGACAACCACGGGCCTGCGAACGGCGGGCGCGGATTGAACATCCTTGATCGCGTCAAACATCGGGTCCAACTGATCATCATGCGCCCCGGTCGGAAAGCTGCCCGCTTCATCCAGCAATGGCGCTAGGAACGATGCATACTCTGGCAACAGCACGTTTCCGCTTTCGATGAACGGCGCGGCATCGTGGCCCCGGCTGATCTTATCGCGGTTGCGTTGGATCGCCTGCACGGGAACGCCTTCACGCCGCAAGGTCTGGATAAGGCCCGTGCCGGAAACCTTATCCTCTACCCGCAACGCCTTTGCGCCGTGGGCTTGCAGTTGCTTGCCCCAGAACGCCCGCGCCTCGGTTAGCAATTCCGGCGCTTCCCATTTTCCCCGCCGCATGTCGATTAGGACCGCCTGCCCCGTTGTTGATCGCCCCCAGCATTCAAAGACCGAATAGTCGTTCTCCTGCCCGGTTTTCATGGCGGTGTCGGCGTAGACCATCACCCAATCCAACGGCGGCAAGGTTGTGTAATAGCGGAACCAATCGACCTTGATCAGCCCGCCGCCGCGTGGCGCTGGGCGCTGCTGCAACTGCCCCGCCGCGCCATAGCTGCCAAGGATTTTCTCCAATTCAGCGACTTGAGTTTCCGGGAACCGCTCGGGGAACATCAATTCCCCCTCCACCTTGCGCGGGTCCGTAAACCAAGCCGTGGTGCAATGCCGTTGCGGCTCGTATCGCATGGGGATGCAAAGGTGGGTATAGCCCAAGTCGCGCTCAAGAATCAGCCCCGACACATCGCGTTCCGCCAGCCGCTGCATGATGACGATGATGGCGGATTTTTCGTTGTTCACCCGCGTTGGCAGGGTTTCGGTAAACGCCAATTCAGCGTCCAACAAGTGCGCCGCGCTGTTAGCGTTATGCGCGCCAATCGGATCGTCAAGGATCACCACATCGCCGCGCTTCCCGGTCATGCTTGTGAAAGCCATGGCTTCCCGAAAGCCCGTCTTGTCGTTCTCAAAATTCGTCTTGGCATTCTGGTCGGACACCAATTTCATCGGCCACCGCGCCTGATACCAATCAGACGTGATCAGGCGTCGGCATTTCATGCTATCCCGAATTGCCAAGTCCTGCATGTGCGCCGTGCCCAAGATGCGCTGCCCCGGCTTGTTTCGCGGCCCCCATTGCCACGCTGGAAAGATGACGCTGGTCAGCAGGGACTTCATTGACCCCGGCGGCACGTTGGCAAGCAAGCGCGTGATGTCGCCCATGTCTACCGCTTGCAGGTGATCGCAGATCGCGTCTAGCGCCCAGCCCCATTTCAGCTCTGTGGAAGGCTCCAGAACATGCCATGCCTCTTTGGCAAAATTCCGCAGTGATCGGCGGCAAAACTCCCGCTCGAGCAACAGCAGTTCCGCGCTATTCAGGCTTTGCGCGGGCATTCATGATTTCCTGCAAAGCCGCGTCGGAAAGGCTTGTGACGTTTAGCGCCGGGGTCATGCTGCCATCTTTGGATGTCAGGTCGATTGACGCGGCGGCTTTGCCATAAGCGCGGTCCATGGCATCGCTGATCGCCTTGTTAACATCGGCCCGCAAGGTTTCAGCCCGCCCCGCCTGATCCATGCCCTTTAGCGTCGTCTCCAGCCCCTCAAGAAGCATCGCATTAATCCTTGCCGCGCGCTCACCATTTTGCCGGATCAGCGCAAGCGTTTTAGCCGGGATGCCGCCGGGATTTCCCGATTGCCCCGGCTGAAACCGCGTCTCTGGTGAAGGGTTTGGATTGCCAGCCATGCATTTTCCTGTGTTGAGGAAAGCTAACCCATCTTGCTAGGTTTCGTCAAGTGGCGCGGAATATCCGGATCATATTCTCGCATGAAAGCTCTGATGGCAGGTTCATATCGGACGGGGCCGCCATCGCGCCACTTGGCGATAACGCTGCCGTGTGATGCCCCTATCAGCTTGGCGACGGCGTAGTCAGACAGGCCGTGCTTGGCCCGCCATGCGGTTAGGTCGGCTGCGAAGTTCATTGCGAACTTACCGCGCCAACTTGATCGCCAGAATGTTGTCATCCATTGGGGCGATGACCTTTGCGATGCAAGAAATGGCATATACTGCTTCCGCTTTTTGCCGCTCAATTGCCCCATGCTTGTGGTCCGGATGGTAGAAAACCTCTGGCAGCAGCCCTTTTTTGGGGAGACGGCCAAGCTTACCCATTTTAACGGCGTCCATCAGTTCGCGGCGCACAACGGTGGGGATTTTTCCTTCAATAACCTTTGACCCGCCTGCGCGAATCCGCATTGCGTTCGGGCCGACCCCGCCGTCCAATTCCGTCATTTGTGCGATTGTCAGGGTCATCTCATTCACTCCTGTTTGCGTTTTCATGTCCTATCTATGCCATACCCATCAAGGCACGTCAACAGAAAAAATGCACGGCAAGCAAAAATATTTTAGACCCGCCAAATAGCCCGCTACAGCGTCAAGTCGCAAGCGGGCTACCTTGACCCACAAAAACGCGACTTACCCGTTTTCCGGCTCACTGGCGGGCGCTACGGGCACAATGCGGATAACGGCAGGGGTCATTGTGCCGTCGCTGGAAGTCTGATCTACCTGTTGCACGGGTTTGCCCAGCGCCCTATCCATTGCGTCACTGATAATCTTATTCATATCGGCCCGCAACATGGCCTCCCTTTCCATAGGGTCGGTCATTGCTGACATCTTTGCTTCGATGCCTTCGAGTAGCATTTCTT